GTATTGGTGTAATCTAATTCATTGCCATTCTCATCTACAATCCCGACATACTTTAAAACAGACTTTGACTGTTCTCCAAGAAATTTGAAATAAACATCATTAAATTTATTCATTGTTTTTCAGTTCCTTTATTTATTTACATAATAGTTATATTAGTAATGCTTTTATAAGCTTTAAAATTTATTGGCTGGTTAAATTGTTGACCATTAGCTAATTTTGTTTTGTTATTTACTTCAATTGATTTTACAGTATTTTGTATTAAATTGCTTAAGTCTGTTATTCCATTATTTTTGATACTTCTTAGCTTTGTAACAAACTCCTGCATTAAAATTTTTCTTCTCTATCTAAATCTTTTGCTATAAAAGTATATTCTTCTTCAATAGGTTTTCCAGACATATCTATAATTTGTTGTACAGACGTAAGTTGTACTCCATAAATAGCTTTAACAGTTCCTTTGCCTATAAATTTTTGATAATATTTTTCTATATCTTGATATTCTGCTCTTTTATATGGGCCATATGTAATAATAATATCGAATCCTTTTTTAGGAAAGAACGGCTCATTAATTCTTTGGGTATCTTTTCTTGATTGCCTGTTCCAGATAGCATCTTCAAATTTTTGACTCATAAAATCAAATTCTCTTGACCAACCTTCTTCTGCATAGAGATACAATTTATCTAAATCCTCGGCTATCATTCTATCTTGATTTTTTACATCATCTTTAATCATATCTGTTTTTTCTTCTAAAATATGCTCTAATAATCCAAATAAATATCCCCTGTCTTTAAAGTTAATTCTAAAAGTCCCCTGAATTATTCTATTTCCTCTCAAAACATCATCAAAAGTATAACTGTTATATCCATAGATAGGTAATACCTGTTCAGCCAGGACAAATTGAAGCATGGTACATTCATCTAAGAAGGTATCTTCAAAATATATCTTAATATCTCCGCCACTAAAATATTCGGAAGGAAATCTTTCGTAGTTTACAGTGCGATTTTGTTGTATATACTGGTTAATCAATGATGCCACCTCTCATTATTTTAAAAATATATGATTACCAATTTGGGTTGTCATTGTAAGTGATTCAAACCATTTTTTAGTTTTTGGATTAGTGACAAGTTTAGGATTGTAAAAGTACAAAGCTCCGTTGGTAGGATCTTCTCCATTTAAAGCAGCTTCTGCTGCTTTTCTATCTTCTTCGTCATATGAATAATTAAGTTTACCATTTTGAACACAAGAAAATTGCCTATCTTGAAATATAACTTCTTCTATTGTATCTGGAAAATCTTTTGACTTTAACCTATTCATAACAACTGCTCCAACAGCAACCTTACCTAAGTAATCTTCACCTCTTGCTTCTCCATGAATAAGTTGTGCAAGTAAATCCAGTTCATAATTACTTGGTGAATAATTGGAGTTATTTAAATTAGTATTGCTATTAGAAATACTATCAACAGGAGTTGTTTCTTTATTTAACATAACAATATCTTGAGCAACAAAAGAATATGCTTCATCAGTTTGCATTTGATCAATACTAAAAATCTGGTTTCCTTCAGCAATTTCTGCTCCAATAATACTAAGTCGATTTGTATTGCCATATTCATTAACAAACAATATATCAATAGAAAATGGAGGTAGTTCGTCAGGCAAGATATTAAACTTTCTACTACCATATATCTTATCTATAACCTGATTAATCATGTTCTTATGGAACACGCTAAATATTAAAGTACCTGCTACGGTTCTGGTGGCTTTTGTATATCCTTTTGGATTTATAAAACCTAAAGCACGTACTGGAAACTTATCTCGATATGTAGAATAAGACAAGGCCTTTATTTGTGCAAATTCTATAGGCTTTATGTCCATAAACAAAGGAAATCTAAAAACAGCATGTATATCTGCACCCGTATAGCCGTATCCTAAAAATTCGTCTTCATATTCATAGTTTACAAAATTATTTTGCATATCCTCACACCACCTATAAAAAATAAAAGGGAAGGGAGAACTTCTCCCCTCCCTTGGTTAAAATACTACATTCTGCTAGTGGCTATACCCCGCAATGGAATATTACCTTCTAATATCTGCATGTCTCTGGCTACATATGTGTAGTTCTGGCTTGTAGAAAGATCATCAATAGAAACACCCATACCTTCGTTCATAATTTCAACGTCTATTAATGACATTTTACATCTCTCGCCATATTCGTTAGCAAAGTTAATGGTAATATTGAATGGCAAAATCTGATCAGCATATTTAATCTCGACAGGTCTAACTGCTTCTTGTAAGAGTTCGCCGTTACCTGTGTTAATAACTGTTTGTATAAAGTCATTATATTCTGCCATATTTGTAATACCCTGATTTTCAGCAGCAAGATACTGTCCACCAACATAGCCTGCAAAAGTATAATATTTGCTAAGTCTATCCTGTCCACTATTTTTTAATTCTTCTATTAGGGCATTACGGTTAAAAACTGCCATTACCAAAGAACCAGCAATTCCTCTCTTACCCCTACTAAATCCTTTGGGATTAGGGTCTCCCATACAATAGTTAGGAACCTTTTCGCGAGTTACCGACCAGGTTATACTCAAAAGTTCTGAGATAACCTGTCCGCCAAATGTAGCAATGATATCAGCCCCACTAAAGGACTGATAACTAGTATGTCTTGTCTGTTCAGGCATAACTTTTCCTCCTTTTGAAGTTGTCTTAATTTTCTGTCATTTTTTATTGTAACTGAGAATTGATAGACACTACTGTTTTAATTCTTTGTAACTCTCCAATCGGAACTAGTTCTAAGTCTACAATCATACGGCCAATAAGCTTATCTGTCGGACTCATGATCAGCTTATAGTCAAAGTCTTCCAGTGTATGCTTTTTGTTAAGTGCATCTCTAATGTCAGAGTCTAAAGCATTTTGACGAGCCATTGTATTACCCTTACCAATGTATCTGTCATAAATTCTTCTTATCTCTTCGATAATATCAAACACTATTGTTACTGTTAGGTCTCTTGTCCAACCAGAGCCTGGTAAAGCACATGTGATACCATCTGCAATTCTGGCTTCTCCGTTTTTACTCCTGAATGTGATAATTCTGGCTCCTGATAAACTATTAGTTTGAGCAGCAGAATAGGTATAAGCCAACATAGCACCAGGAATAACTTCATTTGTTGGAGCATTGTCTTCTGCAAGCATACTTTTAACAGCTGCAAAAGCAAGAGCACCATTTTCAATAGTTGGAGCAGATAGATATGGGTCATTATATATTAAATCATGCCCTACAGCTCTCATGTACCTACCAATATCTACTGGATGTCCATTGTTATCAAGTATTTCGTTATAGTTTTCATCCTGTAAAAAGAAGTTAAGATTAACATCTTGCAATTTTTTCACGCGATTTATAATATTAATCCGTGAAGGATTATGCAAGGGATTAAAACCCATTACTCCTATAATCTCATTTGAACGGTAGAAACATTTTGCACAGAAGTTGGCCAGCTGAGTAGCAAAGTTTTTGTAGTTTGAGGTTAGTTCATCATCAATATATACTCCAAGAGGTACAATAATATCTGCATCTTCATAATCCATTAAAATATCATAAGCCCCAAAAACTACCTTGTTGCCATCTTTATCAGTTACTCCACCGAGTTTATCGTACATTTCTTCTTTTGTAAGGTTAACACCATCGTCACCAAACTCAAGAGCAACTTCTTTTGCATTGATGCTTCCATCAGGATTAACCTTGTAAACTTCTGTCATAATATCCATAGCTGATAAGTGTGCATGTTTTGGATCAATGCTAGCTCTTACAACATTGTTTCTTGGATGATTGTTTATGGCATCTACCAGTTCGCCAACAGTTTGAATGTTTGCACCAATTTCAAACTCCATATCTCCATCAGTTCTAGATAAGAGCTTTTCTCTTGGCTTTTTAATTGCAACTTTCTTTCCTACAACATTATAATAACTGTATTCTCTGGCCAGTAATCTTTCTCCAAAAGCCAAAGCATTATTTAGCTTTACTAATCCAGTGGCGTAGTCAATCTCTACAGTTCCGTTATAGGGACTAAGGTTGCCATTACGATCCTCAATCATAAACTCAATAGCTGTTGGAACAATATAATCATTATGGAATCTAGCTGTGTTAGGATCTACTATTTGCAAGTATTCGTTATAAACAGTAGGCATTGGTGTGTATTCTTGAATACTATAGGCGTATTTTGTTGCCCTAATCTGGCCATCCAGTATACTAGAGAAGAATTCATAAGCACTAGTACTTAAAACTACAGAACCAGTATTGTAATCAACAGTAAAGTCTTCTTCGTTTAAATCGGAAACCTTGTTACCACTATCATCGAAAATTGATAGTTCTACTCCTGCATTCTGAATAAGATTTCTTCTATCTTCTGGGAAGAAGAATGTATGGTTGTTTTCAACATTTCCACCTGGAACTAATGTTGTACCATTTGGATTATTAAACTGAAAATATCTAAGATTAGGCACTGCCTGTAATACGTCTTCGGTTACAATTTTTACTTTATTGTAAACAGATCCAGGGTAGAATCCTTCAAAAAGAATAGCAGGCTCAATTACTTCTCTATCATTCCAGTAGTAAACAATTTCTACCTTTTGCCCTTTTCCTATATATCCTGGCTTTAAATTAACATAACCATATGTGTAGTTTACGTCATAAGCTGCTTTGTCTACTGGTTTTCCGTCTGCCAGAACCACAAATTCTTTAGTTGGATCGGGCTGATAACGAATTTGGATATATGAAATTCCACCACGTGCAACCTGATGAGAAGTCTTAGCTTCTTTCTCCAGTTTTCTGTAATCATATGTTGCGACAAGCAATTCGCCTTTTGTTAAAACAACTTCATCTGTTGTTGAAATAAGACCAGTAGTGTAGTCGATAGTATATCCCTGAGCTGATGCTCCTTTTTCTAAGGGCAATACAGTACCATCTTCTTTTACATGATAAACTGATTCTGAATCCCTTTCTACAAGAGGATTTTTAAGCTGAAATTCCCTTCCACTTAATGGTGAGGTACAAACAACCTCTTCTTCATCTATGCTAACAATAGTAACTTTAACAAGGTTGTATGATATAACTACATTTGCTTCCTGATCAACGGCATCTTCTTTTAATATGATAATACCATTTGATTCATCTATCCGATAAAGATCTTCTTCTACTTTAAATCCGTTAGCTGTTAGTGTTACATTCTCAATATAGGTTCCAGCAGGAATTTCTAAATCAAATGTAGTTTCCCTATTCCCGATCATTTGATCAATATATTCACGGGTATGTCTTTCAATATTTTTTTCTGTTTTGTATAAAGGTAGTTTTGTATGTGCTGTATCGCCTGATACCCTAACTAATGCTACGTTATCTGCTCCTGCATCAAGCACTCTTTTTAAACCTTTAACCAATGTAGTGCCATTGGGCTGGCCGTTTTCTTTCCAATAAATCCCGAATATATTTTTACCTTCATCAAACGATGTAACAGTAACCGGATTTAGAACAGGGCCATCGTTAGCAGTACCAATAAGGACAATTTTCTTTCCTCTTAATGTTCTGCTGTGCTGATTTCTGGTGTTGTCTCTTAATTCAAAAACACTTCCTGGGACATTAGGATAAAAATCTGGATAACTTCCTGTCACAATAAATTCCTCCTTCTGGATTGTTCTTATTATTTATTGTTAAGACAAAAAAATCTTTGTCTTAATTGCTTCGTAGCTATCTGGTCCTTTTAGCTGTGTATCAATTTCATTAATCTTTGCATTCTTGAATATCATTTCCCTTTCACTTCTAACCCCATATCTAACAGTTTGTTTTGCAAAGTACTGTTCTTTAACTTTTACTACTTCATCTGCTATTTGCTCTATAAAATAGACATCAAGTATTCCGTCATGTCTGAATTTTGATAAATAGTTCCAGATGAAGTCTTCAAATAAATCTCTGGTATCATCTGCCTCCTGATAGGAAGACCCCCAAAAGCCAAACTCAACAATATTATCAAACTGTTGAGAGTTAACTGTTATTACCTGTGATCGATCATTTGGATCAGTATACTCACTTTTCCATACTGGCTTTTTTCCTGTTCTCCCATCTATAGGTTGCCTATAATGTATTTTATAAGTTACTAATGGTGTTTTTATATTATCAGAATCTACTACATATACATCAGTTTCGGGTATAAAGCTCCAGTTGTAATGTTTAAATATTTTTTCTTCCAACAAAACTCTTATTGTATTAAAGAAATATTTTAGCCTTAATTTGTCCTTATCTCTTTCCATGTTAAACTCCTTAACTAGTTGATGATGAAACAATTACATCAAATACTTCACTATTTATAACTAAACTTAATTCTAGGTCTATTTTATTAGAATGAATGTTGGTGAAGTTGTAAGAATAATCCGATATTTTATTTTCATCTATCATTAAGCTTAGTTCTTCTTTTATCCTTTTTTCTATTGTAGAAGTATTCATGTAAAATCCTTTTCCAATAAACTCATCAGTTATTTCTTTTAATCTTTTTATTACTTCGTTGGCAATCCTTGTAGTATTAAGGCTTGCGTAAATGCTGTTATATTCCTTATTGGCAAGTGATACAACCTGATATGGAACTATTCCATTTCGTACAGTCTGAATGAAAACTGTATATCCAGCTTCAGTAAGTTGTATTAGCTCTGTATTTGTAAAGCTATAGTTAAGCCTGTTTATATTAGGAATATCTTTGTTTGTTGGACTAACGTCTGAACTTAAGCTGCTAATTAATCCTGCCAGCAATGTATCTCCATGTGTCATATAAACCCCTGTGTTTGAATATATATATGGCCTAGAAACAATACATCCAATATATTTCCCATAATCATAATTTGAGTGCAGTTTCTCTTTAATTTCTTCCATTGCTTTTAACATTCTGGAAATCCATTCGCCTTTTGATTCAGTACTCTTTTTTTCTGGAGCTTTAACAATTCCTATAGCATTTAATTTTTGGCAAGCTTTTGCTAGTTTCTCTACAAAGTATTGTTTTTGAGTGTGCTTATTTATATACTCCTCCTTATTAAAGAAAGCATATACATAATCACTACCATCACTTTTAGTCCATATGTTAACATAAGGATGTGTGTTATAAATAAAAAACTTTAAATCGTTGTTTTGTGCTGTTAGCTTAAAGGTAATATCTATCTTTCTAATAATAGGAGGATCAATATAGTTAGAATTATTCAATACAAATTTAAAATGAGTGTTTGCTAAGTTGTTGTTTAGAGTAACCATTTCACCATTTTTGACTTCGATATATTTCTTCCCATCATAATAATAAATATCTATTCTGTTTGTATCTCTCCAGGTACTAAGAACACCTTCTACATCTACTTTTAGACCTGTTATTTTACTATTTGGAATAATTTCATCTGAATAAAAAATATTTGTTATAATATCAGCTTTAGGCATGTATCCCTTTGGTTCATTTATTCTTCCATCTGGACTTATAAATGTTGGATATTGGGTAGGCAATATTCCATCATTTACAGTATAGTTTTGAGACTTTTCTTTGCTGATTAATTCATATAGCTCACTACTTTCAGTAAAACTATATGTTTTAAGTATTCCTGATTGGTAGTTTTGAAAATAGTCTTTAACTACTTTATCAGTAATTCTTTGTGAAGGTTTATCCCTATCAATGATTAAGGCATTGTCGTCTTCAGGAAATTGCTTACTATCAACTATATTTTCTCCCTGGTAGCCATATATTTCAAAGTCAACCAAGATGCCTTTTGGGATTGCAGGATAGTTATACCAGTAATCATCAAGGCATGTATCTAATGGCAGAATAATATCTACATCAATCAAATCTAAAACTTCATAGGCTTTCTCTAACTCTAAATATTTTTCTTGCTGTGTTTTATACTGTATTCTAAGTAGGTAAATAAGACTTGCCCCTGCATCCTGGCTCTCTCTAAAGGCCTGAGTTAATTCTCCATGGCCAAAAATATGTATTGCTTCTCTTTCATCCTGGATTAAATAGGGGTTTAAAACCTCTCCTTTTTCTGATCTGCCTATAATCACAAGTTTCCTGCCTTGAAAATTACCACTTTCTAATATGGAGTTTTCATATTCTATACGATTATAGTAATTTAAGATCTCTTTCATTCAGCTTACACCACTTTTAAATTACTTTGTTTTATTTCTGTAATCTTCTTTCTAACAACCTGCTGATTGACCAGCTCCTGACTTACTATTACTGTTTGAAAAGATACCTGTCCATCTTCACCTATTTCTGGACTTAGGTTGCCTACTCTATATTGTGTTATAGTGTTTCTACCTAAGTTTTGCTGGATTTCAAATATAAAATCATTATGAGCTATAGGAACTTCAGATTTGAAAAAATATTTAAAACGGGTAGTATAAGCATCTATAGCTTGATGTGATTCAAGTTTATCCTGCTCCAGTAAAAGCTTTGATCTTCTGGTTTTAGTATAAAACCAATTATATAGCCAACCAGTACCAAAGCAATCTACACAATCCTTGTCTCCTTTATCTGTTCTTGGATCATAACAATCACAATGTAGCTTGTGCTCACTATGAGCGACTATTACAACATGGCCATGCTTAAGGATAAACCTATCAAACTCTCTTTTAGTATAATTCATTTTTTAAAAACCCCTCTCAGAAAGAGGATAATCATTACTACCAGCTTTTACTGCATATACAGGCTTAGCTCTTCCTCTATTGTTTAATCCTCTTATCTGTTCTTCCCACTCCAAATAGCTTTGTTTTAGTAAGTTTAAAAGATCTTTTAAATCTCCAGGAGCATTTTTTTGAATAGTAAAATCAGCTAACTGCATATGTTTTCCAGATTTATTAAGCATAGAAATATAAACCCTGAAAAGCAAATCGTATTTGGTTTTTTCTTCAACATATTTACGCACATAAAACGGAGGAAGTTCTGTGTCGAATGGATTTCCACTATGCTCTGCTATCTCTTCGGCCAGTACGGAATTATCATATATTTGTAAAGCAATTTCCTTTTCAGGAAGATCAATAATTGTTTCACCAATTATGCTATATTTTATAGTATTAATACTGGTATAAAAAGGAGATAAGGCTGACAAAAAATTAAATTTATATTCCTTCCCTTTAATTTTAATTGTTAGGTTGTATTCATTGTTATTTAACAAAGCCATATTAATTCTCCTCAGCTATTGTTCCTCTTCCAAATTTCCAATAAATAATCCATAATCACTTATTTTTATACCTGCTACAGCCGGAAAAACAAATCCGATTATAAAACTATCAGCAGGTTCAGGTAAAGTGATATCAACAAAGGGTGAGATTTGATACCAGCTGTTTCCATAGTCTGTTGATAGTAGGCATACAACCTCACCAAGATCTCCACTACCATTGACTTTTAAGTATATATCAGACATAAGATCTTCTGTTGGATATTCTATGCTCACAAATTGTGTTTGACCATCAGGCAATGATTCTATTACAAACTCTTCTTCATTATAATAAGCTGTCAAAGAAGAAGTCATCATATATTCATCAGTTACAAAACTATCGTAATAAACAAAACTATAATTTGTATGATAAAGATCTATTTTATAATCTAAATATGTTACTCTATCAACAAGTTCTGCATCTCTTGCTAATCCTCCCTGAAATGTGGTACCTCCTATCTTTTTCCTAATTCCGTTCTCTAGTTCCAGGATGTGCAAATTTTGTTTCCTCCTTTCACACCCACATCAAGCAATAATCAAATAATCTTGGAGGGGTAGACTCGGATGTCTTTGTAAAATTTACCTTGAGCATTAAACTTGTAATATCCATTTTGTTCTTTTGGTTTTTTTGTATATCAACCCAAGTTTCGCCTTCATCTATGCTAATTTGATAAGTAATAGAGGTTCCTTCAGGGATATTATCATTAGCTAATAGGACAAATTCATTTGCCTTTTCAGGCAATTTAATAAGATCAGACTGGTAAAAACCATTGTTAGCAAGAGATAACTCAATACACATATAATCACTATTATAAGTAGTATTGTTTAAAACACCCTTGGGATAGATAATCTGCTTAGTAACATTATTTACATATTCTACAACAATGGGATCTACATAAGAATACTTATAATTAGAATTACCTAATCTAATGTCATAAAAATTTATAGTAGTCTTTTTTTCTATTTCAGCATCAATGTTATATTGCATTGTATTCCAGTGATAATCATGATATATAATACCGTCTTTAAATTTTGTGCGGTAAAAAGCCATATGCTAACCTCCATTTTAAAGCAAAGAGGAGAGGATAACCCTCCTCTGCTTTATTTTCTAAAAGTCTCGAAAGTAATGGACCAGGTAATTCTCATTCCTATATTTTCAGCTTTTACAATCGGGCCAATACCAGCAATTGAAAACATATGAGAAGTCGAATGATCGTCTCCATCAAATAATCCAACTTCGTATATATCAAATGTTTTCTTATTGTACTCGTATTCAACAACATAAGTTCTTCCATCTACAGGCTCTGTGTTAAGCACAAGCTTGTCGTCTTTAATTGAAGAGTCAACTGTATTTTCAGGATTATCTTTTTCGTATACATTGATTATTCTGATTAAACCTGTATTTGTTAATGGGTATAATTGTTCAGGGTTCATTGCTGAATTAACCGCAACAAATTCTTCAGATGTTATAGCTTTTCTTGGCTGAGGTAAGCCTGGAGCAAAATCTGCTACAAAGTTAACAGTAACAGCATCATCTAATTTATAGGTTACGCTTAATATTATTTCGTCTGTAACTGTTGGTGGTGTTGAAAAAGCTATTATTCCTTTTTCGTAATCTTTGACCCAACAAGTTCTTGGAATATCAGGAGTTGGATTATCAGAAATTGAATATGTTATTTCAGCCCTGGTATCCTCTACAGAAACAAGTTCGTATATAGGATAAATGTTATCTAGTTTAAGCTCATTGCCTACTACAGCCGTTCCAGCAAATGCTTCTGTACATAAAGAGCCATATTCAACCAAACAAGGAAAAATAAGAGGTTGTCTACTATTTTCATATTCGGCATCCAGGCTCTTTTTAAATTTCTGGCTTTCTGAAATTATAACAGGCCTTCCTAACGGATGTCCTTGAGGCTTGTCGGAAATACCCATGTAATTAATTCCATTTGCAATTTTATACTTATAACGCACTCTTACATTGGACATCATAGAAGAGAAGAAAATCTTGCCTGTTTTATAATCTACGCCATAGACAAATTCATTGCTATCATCCTTTATATATTGGCCTTTTTCATTCAATGTTTTTGAACGATAATGTCTAACAGCAGTTTCTACTACTTCTGATCCAGGTACTATTTCTACAGAAAGGTTTTTAACTACATATAATTCCAAGTCAATAGAATCATATTCAGTTACATCAAAATTAAAGCCAATAATTCCTTTTGTAGAATCAACAACGAATATATCTATGTCTTTCTTTAACACCTGGCTTCTTACTGGATTGATCCCTTTTGCAAAAGCAATTGAGTCAATAGGCCTATACATTTCTTCGAGTTGAATTACAGACTCAGCAACCCCATCAACTCCCAGAGTAGAAGGGCTTACTATATCTGTAGTTAAGACGTTTAGTTTTACCAGTTTGCACTTATGATAAGGCATTTGTAATTCATAATATCCGTCAGCATTAGTATATTCGGTTGTATTCCCTTGATATGTGAAATTAACTTCTGTAAAACCGCTAGGGTTTGACAATGCTTTAGCCAGAATTTTACTTGAATCGTTCACTACTAGATTATGTTTCTCTATTGTTTCAATAATATTTCTGTTTTTATCGTATATATCAATTTTAACTCTACCTTTTGCGTTTACAATTTCTCGATCTTGTAGCACAAAGAAGACCTCCTTGTTAGAATATTTAGCCTTTTAATCAAATACTATTTCCCATACTACCCTTAATGTTTCATCTGCTCTTTTTAAGAATCCTTCGCCCTCAATATTTACTATAGAGAACATTTTATCAGGATAATGTTTTTCTATAGCACTATATTCATAATTAACCGTATATTTAGTAGATGGGCTTACTCTGGAATTATTTAAGAATGTTAATACTCCTGTTTTATAATTTATTTTATAGTCTTCATCTTTAACCAAAACAATTCCATTTGAACTAACAATTCTTTCCGAATCTACTACAATATTATCCTCTTTTAAGACAATAGGAGCACTTACAAAGCTAGCACTACTAGCTGGAGATGTTACAGTTTCAGACATACTCTTTGAGTTAATATCACTGGCTAAAGGCTTGCTGAATAGAGCTAGAGACTTTATCCTTACAGGAACATTAGGGTTACCCTCTTCAAATTTAGCAACGTAAGTTACTTTTCTTTCAGAATAATCATAGTACGGATAGTTAATGCCTGATTTTGGTTTTTCAATTACTGCTCTATGATAATTTGTTTTAAACTTGCCAACTGTTTCAAACTTTACGCTAACATGTGGCACATTTTCTCCAATCCATACCAAGCCTTCATATTTACCATTACTTGGACTCTTAATTAGTAGAAATTCTCCCTCTTTTGGAGTAGAATATTCTGGTGCTGGGGTGAATTGTTTTTCATTATAATAAATCTCAACTGATTCTGGAATAATCTCGCCTGTGCCTCTATTATTTAACTCTATAATATTTGCTTCTGGAGGAAGAATGTTTGCATATTTAGCAGGAACCTCATTGCTTACAGCATACTCTTCAAAAACACCTACTTCATCATCATGTATTTTTTCAACAGGAACTGAATTAGCATAACTTGGAACTTCATGTGCTAAAGAGGTAAGGGATTTTGTTAGCCCATCTGTAATGATACCTTCAAACTCGAAGATTCCTTCTTCTCCAGCATGTTTTAATCTAAATGTTAGCTCCTTATCTGGTAGGCTCCTTACTAGAAATTGTAAGGTTTCAGAGTTGTTGTCATAAGTGTTGTTAATCATTGGCATAATTTCAAGATTACCATTATTCTCATGATCTATTTTTTCGATAACGAAACTAACTTCTTTTCCATCTTCATCTATAATCTCTAAATCAATATCAGTAGATTGGTCATCTGTTCTGGAGTGTATCAAAAATATAACCTCTGATGCTTTTAAGTTAAATGAAATAGAATCTCCTGGATTGATTGTTTTATATGCTATTCCTCCGTGATAAATAATGTCCTCATTATCTTCTCTATGGTTATATTCCTGAGACCAATTACCTTTATATTTAAAAATTTCATTCATGCCATCTAAAAATGTTCTGTTATCAATACCAATCCCTATAAAATTAACAACATCAGTTGAATATTGCTCAGGCTCTACATATGCAGCCTTCTCAGTACCCTTATTATATGTTATAGAAGAAGGCCAATTTCCTAAAACATAAGCCCCACTACTATTTCCAGAAACATTAGTTCTTCTATAAATACATCTAGGATTGTATGTATATTCCCAATAGAAGTCTTTTCCCTCTAGAGGGGCATGTGCAGTTCTATTTCCTTTGTAGTGAGAGTAGAAAGCTGGACTTTTCCAAAGAATATCCCTGGGATCTCCCGATAATGCTTTGACAATAATATCAGAAGCAGTATTAACTACTAAATTGTCTTTTTCATATGTTTCTACAACTTCTCCTCTTTTGTCAAGCTTTTCAAGACGAATACGCCCTTTTGCTTTTATACCCATGTTTTCTTGCAAAGAAAAAACCTCCTCTTAGTCTTTTGTGTATGTATTAACTAGATTTCCGTCTTTATCTATAATTTCTATTTTGATCGAATCAGAAGTATTTACTGAAACATTATCCATTAAACCATTTCCCGAATGCCCTTTTCTTTTCCTTATTTTTTCCTCTAGAGCATTGTATAGCTTTGGATTTTTGTTTTTCAACATGTTTAAAAGTCTGACAAGATCTTTGTTCATAATATCCCCCCCTCATTATGGAGATAGCCCCATTGGAACTTGCCCCATAACAGCAACCCCCATAATGTCATACATTACATCTTCTATGTCATCATCATACAAATCAAATAAAATTGTCTCTTTAAACAAAAATTCTTTTTGTAGTGCTAAATAATCTTTTTCGAGCATAGCTAGATGAGAAATAAATTCAGAAAAATCATACCTACACTTTTCCCTTAATCTGTCTTTAAAAGTAGGAGATACTATCTCTACTTTGACTGTATTTTTATGCTCAAGAAATTCTTTTTGTTTGTTTAACTCAATATCTATATATTCACTTATTAACTTCACTAAGAAATAGGTTTCACTAACCTTTTTCTTTTTATCTTCTAAATAAGAAACTATGTCCTTTAATGATTTTAAAACAGCAAGATTGTCTTCATAACCCAAATATGGCATAGCCAAGACGATATCAAATAAAGTGATATCTTTACATATATCCTTTAGTTTTAAGGTTACATCTGAAAAATAAATATCAAGTATAGGTTTAATAAACCTTTCTGTTAAATATACCTGTGTACTCCCATCCTCTAGATGTAATACAACATTAACGCTTTCAGTTGGCTGTATTAATTCTTTCTGAAACAACCTGGATTCTATTTCTATTCCTGGAATAAGATCTGATAAACCTAAAAGCATTAAATCTTCAACCATTGTTTGTAAGATAAACGCATAGTTTTCATGTATATCTGTTTTTTTAATTTCAACAAGAAGCTTAACAAGCTCATTATAACTATTAACTACTTCTTTAAAATTGATATTTGCTGTGTCTTTATGGTTGGATTTTGGATCTATATTACTTTTTAAGTTTTCTTGTGTGTTTAAACAATGTATTTCCTCAAATTCTGCTAGATGCATAACGTGCTTGATGTAGTCTATCGCTCCAAATAAGGCGACATCACTCATTTTAAAATCAGCATAGGCTTTGGAAATATGCTCTTTAAAAGTTTTAAAGTACTGTTCTGTTAATGCTGCCTGTATATTTTCTTCTCCATAAGTAACAGCATTGATTTGTTCACTCATAAAATCATTGATGGTTTCATAAATAAAGTGATCCATAAAAATATTAACCAAATCTTCAATAAACATTCCAATACTACTGTCATTAATCAAATAATCCTTCCAAAAACCTAAAACTTCATACGGCTTAAAATTTACCAGATCTGTTTTTGAGATGAAGTCATTAATTAAAGCAACCGTTAGATCTTCTACCGATAACCCTACAAAATCTTCAAATCTTTCATAAAACACCCTTTCAACTTCATCTCCTAGTGAAATAAAATCAAAGTTGTCAAAGAGTTTGTCTGTTATAAATATTTCAGAGAGATAATCGTTAAAATACACGTCTAAAATACCAAAAAGAAAACCATCTATATCTCCTATTACTTCCGTTCCTTTTTTGTCTGAATAAACTATAAAAGGATAGTAATCAGAAGGAAGACCCTGTTTAGAGACAGCTCTTAACCTTAGTTTATTTAAACCTCTTTTTAGATTTATTAAAGGATTGCTTTTTGTTTGTACATAATAAGATTCCTTATTATCTTTACAAACCTTTTTTAATCTATACCTATAGTTCTTAGAAACATCATTAGCTTCAGAATCAAAAACTTCAGTAAAAAGATTGAAGTGTATAGTTTCTTTTGTTTTATCTACTGTTTTTATTCGGTATTTTCCATCGCTGGGTAGATTTATTGTCTTTGTCTGAATCTTTCTCAACTTATATCACATACCTTATTCTGGTATAATTAGGTCCTTGTTCAATTATTTCTATTACACCGTTTCTAACACCATGACTTTGTATGTATGGTATTTGATTTATGCTTACCCCCTGTAGTATAACCTCAATATCCCCTTCTTCAAGCTTTTGATTTATTTCAAAAATAATTTCTTTCAAATTCACATCTACATTTATTTCTTCTTCAGGATAAATTAATTTAACCTCTATATTTTCTGTTTCTTCTATCGGATTATTGCCTAAATAATCTTGATTTATTTTTTCATAGTAAAACGCATGTTGTTTCGACCAATCGCTATGTTTATCTTCAGAGATTGCCATAACCCTAACAAAGTATTCTTTATCTAATTCGAGATCATTAACTTCTAGAGATGTTCCATATGTTTTGTTTTTGTAAACTAATGTTTCAAATAATTTGTTATCACTAATTTCTATATCATAACTAATAGCTCCATCTATTTCTGTCCACTCAAAATATAAATTATCTATAATGCTTTGATGCACAGGGGATATAATATCTGGTGCTTCCAGGTCAATTTCTTCAGTAGTAGTAAAAGAAAATGTATAATTATTTTGTAAAGGATTATCCAGGACATCCAATATTGTTTTAGCAGAATCCTCTGAATTAAGATCTCCTACTACTATAACCTGGTATTTTACACCAGGTTTTAAATTGTTGTTTGGTATAAAAACTGCCTCTCTGGTTTTTGCATGATATTCATACTTTCCGAGAACAAGCATTCCTCCCTGAACAACCATAAATGTATCTGTATGAATCGAATTAGGATTAATATCTCTAGAAAACTCTATTTTTATTTGAGAATCTAAAGGTACACGTATATCTAGGTTTCCTGGAGTATGACCTACAACTTGTGGATATAAATATGGCTGCATTTTTTACCACCTGCTACTTTTTTATTAATCTAACAAATCTTTATGCCTACCACAGTAAATAGGATTATCTTCAGGAACCTTAGCAGCAAAGGTACATTGTGATCCATCAGATTTCTTAGCCTGGCATCTTGGTTCTCCTTCTTTTGTTAAATCTGCAAAATCACTTTCTTCTTCTGTGGCAGATTCTTCAGCTTCTTTTTTCTCTACCTCTTGTTCTCCCTCATCTTCGGCTTCTTCCTCAATAGGCTTTTCTTTACTTTCTTTTTCAACAGTTTTAGAAGTTTTATCTGAAGACTCTTCAATCTTGATTTCTACTTCAGTTTCAGTCTCTTTAACTACTTCTTTATCAGGTTGTACTTCTTCTGGATCTTTAACCTCTTCTCTTCTTAATGTTCCTAATCTAATTCCTCTTTCTATTCCAGACATATCTAAGGTTTTCAACTCTTCATCAGTAAAGACTCTTTTTGGATTTGATCTGGTTAAATGAGTTCTTGTTTTTTCATCAAAGTATGCGTACCCCCTATTTATATAAACAGCATACATTCTAATACCACCTTTCATTTTATAAAATTTATGCAAGAGGTAGAGCTTAAGCCCTACCTCTTAATTAATTTACCTTAGTTACCAGAAACCAATTTAGATTCATCAATTGTACGAACAAGCATTGGCTTTTCGTATGTTATGTCAAGTGCAATGTTTCTAGCTGTAGCGACTGCCTTGCCCTGATCCAGGATTCCGATTCCGTAACGTTCTTTAAACTTCAAGTTGCGGATATCTCTGTATGGATCAATAAAGTCATCAGTTGTCATTTTCTCTCTCTGCACAATTACACCAACGTTATTTCTATCAATAACATACATATCAAAGGTTCTGTCTACCTGACTAAATGGAATAAATGGACTGACTAACAGATTCAATGCAAATGGAATACGACCATTAGCTGCGTTTTTGTCAATCTTAATACTTCCTTCAGAACCCAGGGCTGGTTTATCAAAAATAGAAATTAAACCGTTTTTCACAAATATAGACCATGTTAGAGGATGAATTAAAATATCTGTTGGAACATATTCGTTAGCCATAAGGGCTACTATAATGTCAAATAAGTCCTCAATAGCCAATGTATCATTGAATTCTCCGTGCTCGTTACGACCAGTGGTTCCTGCCTCTGGATATTTCTTTCTTAACTTATTATCAAATACAACGTGTCCATGCTTTGACATAGCTTTAAACAACAGTTCTTCTTTAAGTCTGGCCAGTGCACGACCTGCTGCCTGGATGTGCATGCCGATAACATCCCACTGGCTATCGTTGATTAACTCTTCAGAAATTGGTACCAAGACACCTTTTTTGGTGACGTCTACCTCGGTAGCTTTTTCTTTGAGCATAATATCCAGTGTGTCTGTTGGATACTCTTGAGTTTCTCCAACTTCGTATGCTCTTAGTGCACCGATAGCAGGGAAAATCATCCTATTACCCTGATCTAATTTAATGGTTTTAAAGAGTTTGCTGGCCAGATAAATTGGCTCAGCAGCTAGCTCCAAAACACCTTCCATAACTTTAGGTAGCAAGATTTGAGCATCTCTAGAAGTTAAGGCTTCTTTTATAGTCATTGGGTATTCAGCAATACCAAACTTGGCTGTAGAGCCTTCGCTCATTAATAACGTATACTTTTCTATAAACTCAACAACTTCTGCTCTTTCTTTTTTGGATTTAGTTTGAATATATTCTTTAAATGTTTTTGGCATCTAAATTTCCTCCTTAGTTTATTTCAAGAATTTTCTGATAACATATACTACAACTGTAATAGAATATCTACGCTGCCTTCTACCCCTTCAAAATCCAGGTTGCTTGGCATGCCTGGCATTTGATGAACAGCCATAAAGTCAATAGTTACCTGAGCAGTTGCAGTAGTATTTTTAAGCAGTTTAACAATTACAAGTCCGCTTACAGGATCTACAAAGTCAACTTCAAAGTCAACGCCTTCTTCCATACCTTCTACATGAACTTTATAAGAGCCTTCAACCATAGGTGTGTGTTCTTTTAGAACTCTGAATGTATATTTTTCGCCTGCCTGGATACCTGCCTGAATGGTACCTAAAAGCTCACCTTTGTATTCCTTTTTGTAGTTCATACCATCGGTTAAACCTGGAATACCTGTAGCTCTATACTTTTCTGCATCATAACCATCCCTATAAGATGCATCATATGGATAACCTTCATCAGTTAAGTGGCTGGCTAAGTAACCTAAATCTGGGCTTTCTGGCTGGTCATAACCTTCAGGCATGACATATTTCAACCATCCAGCAGGAATAAGGTTGCGATCTATAGCAATAACTGTTCCTACTTTCTGATCTATATCGTCACCCATAACTGACTTATAGACAATTTCAATATTATCTGTTCCAGCAGCTGGAGCAGAAGTTAACTCTACTTCTCCTAATACGTGCTTAATAGAAGCAACTTCTACTCTTACACCGTCTACTTTAACAACTAAATCTTCTATTTCTACGTCTGGATGGATAGCAGTTCTTACGTGGAATACTTTATTTTCTCCGTCTCCACTGAACACTTCCATTTTTTCTTTAAACTCTTCCCATCTGACAAAGCGACCGTTTTCGTCTGATTTAACCTTGTCTCCAGGTTTTAAGTCGCCATACGCAGAACCCCATTCTGTCTTTTCTGCATCTTCTCTGCGTAAGAAATAAGGAACATTAATTGTATTTCTAGTAATAAATGCAGGAATATTTCCTTTGAAAGTATCATCTATATCCTGATAAATGTTCAGTGAAGATACACCAACAGGCTTGTTTGCAGTTCTGACATATGTATCTCCTTCTTTTGCTTCTGGCGAATCATCTCTTTCTACTACGTCTACGCCACCATTAGCAATAGTTAGCATATTGTAATACATATTGTCATCAAAACTCTTTCTTTCTCTGTCGGGAACTACAGCAACAATACGACCCTTTGGAATTACAACCCAGTTATCAATTTGGCCACCAAAATGATATTGAAACAATCTGGGCAACTTAGGATCCACCATTAACCGAGTAGATGGAGAGTCTCCCTGATCCTTTACCAACTTAGTTTGTGTACGAGTATATCTTTCTTTTGTACTTTTTATGATTTTTGTTTTATTATCTTGTGGAAATAAAGCCATCTAGTTTTCCTCCCTTGATATTTTTATTGTTTATAACATGGCATTGATTTTTAGATCAACGTCTGTATAATCTTCATTACTCAGACTATCATCACTTTCAGTAACTACATTTTCCTCATTGGAACTATGTAGCCCAGGATTAGTAACTTGACCTGCTTCAAGAATTTCTTCGCCTTCCTCTTCTTTGCTTAATAACTTTTTCTCCTCCTGGAGATCTGTTAAGCTGTCATTTAGTGACTCTTCTGTTCTTTTAATGTGCTCTAATACTTTTTCCTCTCTATCCTCTTCTTTTAGTTTTCCTAGCTGAATTTTTAAGTCAACTACTTTTTCTGCCAATGCTTTCTTTTGGTTTTTCTTTAGCTCAGCATTTTCTTGAACTAGTTTTTCAATCTCTTGATTAAGGTTTTCTAATTTGCCTTCAAGAATCTCTTTTTCTTCGGAAAGCAGTCCATTTTGCTCCTCTAAGGTGCTAACCTTAGTCTCAAGATTTGAAATTTTTGTTTCATAGACTTCAAGCTTTTCTTCTTTTAATCCAAGCTTTTCTTGCAAGTTTTCTAACTGTTTTTCCAGTGTCATTGGTAAACCTCCTTGTATATTCTCTTTTTTTTCTTTAACTGGTTCTCCCTTGCTTTTTTCAGGCTCTTCTGCATCTCCTACAATGCTGGTAACTTGAGCAAACTTATCGGAAGGAACGTTTACAAAAGAAATTTCTACAAAATAAATATCTCCCAGTATTAGATGGGCAACTTCTTTTTCTTCTTTACCGTATTCCCTGCCTGGCCAATGCATACAGTTGCCTTCTTCTATCCAGTCTGTGCCACAGATTGAACAATAAGCATGCTCTGCATAAGCTCCAATACTAACTGTCTTATATCTGCCATCCTTAACTTTTTGGACAGCTTCTGGATCAGTAATTCGGCATTTTAGTCTGATTACAGGAGGACCAGCTTGCGAGGAGCTTGAAAAAGTAGCAGTTATAACCCTACCTATAGGTTCTCCTGTTCTTTGATTGTGATGTGTAAGGACAGGAGCTTCATAAGGATATGTCCAGGAGTATTGTCCTGTTTTTTTAGTGCTGTCTCCTTTTAGCTCTTGTGCAGTATAAGTAGTATAGTTTCTTGTAGTCATAGCATGAATTGCATCAATCCACACGATAACGCCATCTTCACTATTGTTTTCTGTTACACTATTGCTGTTTTCTACTTGGAAATTTGTTACGTCAAATGATTCTACAAACTTTTTCCTCAACCAGCTACCCCCCTTTCTGTATTTGATCTATTGCTATATGATAAATAGTAATTATCAATAAATGGTTGAGTAGGTAGTTTTTCAAATATCCTATCAGTAAGAGTAATTTCTTCTACTACTCCGTTGCTTTGGTAAAATATTGACTTTACACCATGTCTTTTACCTACATCTGCAAAACCACAATTATAAGCTCTCATTAAAAATCCATTTGACAAGTATAGTAATTTATACTCCAACACGTCAAATATCGAAGACTGTTTGGCAATAACATCATGTAGATCTTCTTTTTTGTTTAAAGACTGAAGTAATTGTTTTTTCAAGATGTAAAAAAATTCTGATAAATATTCCTCTACTTTATCTCCTAAATATTTACTAGGATTAGGTATCTCACTTTCCAGCATTAACTCTTTATCGCCAGCCATATAGCCTTTTTTATAGGCTTGAGAAGCATAGCTAACAGTAAAATATTTGATGCTTCTCTTTGCATTTTCCAAGCTATATAACATTTCTCTAACCACTAAGTCTTTGCTTTTTATATCTTCAAAATAAAAATCTATATTATCTACTATTTCTCTTCTTGTCTGCATATAAGTAGTTAATATCTTGCTACCCAAAATGCTACCTTTTAATTCACTATTGATAAATTCTGAATGCTGGTTTTCAGGATTGACTTTATTATCTGTTTCGCTAGTGTCTTTTTTAAACAAGTTTCCATTAAACAGACTAAAGTCTGTAACAGGCTCTAATCCAAGTGCTTGTCTCATTTCGCTATGTGAAATAGCATTATGTTCATATTTGTAGATAATGTGGTTTTCCAGTTTAATTTGCATATCTATATCAATTTCATTAAACTCAAACTGTGCTGTATGATCTGGATTTAAAAATGGATCATACCCACCTTCCAGCAATAATTCTCTTAAAATAAAATGATTTATAAAGTCCTGTACTACTGTTTGATAAGCCTCAACAGAATCACGCATTTCTACAGACTGAGTTTCAGCTGTAGATCTGTTACTGGTATCTCCTCTACCCATTACAGTTTCAGGAGTTCCAAAACCTGTAAATACTCGTCTTTCAAAGTATTTTAAATACTTTTCTACGTCAAGAGCTTGTCTTTCTGCTCCTAATACTTTTACATCATGTCTTTCTGAAACTACCAGTGCACCCTCTGTAGGCATTGACTCTATTTGAATTTTCATTTCTTCAATCTCTTCATCAGTAGCTTCATAACCAGGCTTATCTAAACCAACTTTGTATAAATACAATGGGTTTAAATGACGGTATATTAACCTGGCCACATTATCCTCTATCTCTCTTAAAAGCCTGACGTCATCTAGAACGGGAGTAGCCAAGGGAACTCCAAAGAAACGCCCAGCAGGTTTTTTGTAATATATGTGAACTATATCCTCTGTCCTAAAGTTTTTTTCATTCCCATCCACTTCTTGCTTGTATTTTCTTACTGTGCCATGTTCATCAACCTGTATTGTAACTGTTGAAGGATGAAGCCTGAAATAACCTGCAACTGGTTTTTGGCCACCTAGCCCCTTATATGCTATCCCCTTTACTGAAATAGGATCCTGTCTGGCTTTAACTAAAAACACATTAGAATATTTTACAAGGTCTTCAGATATGTCCTTCCAAAATTGATCAATAGGTTCTCCCATTGCATCAGACAGCAACATTAATCTTTTCGTCATATAATCTTTAACCTTGTCGTCTTTATATTTTATTTTCCAGCCTGCCTTAAACATTAATTCTA